TTTTTTGATGTTCTTAGCATGTCTTGCTTTAAAAGACTTTCTTCTAGCTTTAGATTTAGCATCAGTTTTTTTACCTGCACCAGATACACCTTGTTGACCAAATCTAATAAGTTTGACTTTGTCACCTTGTTTTGCTAGTACAGCATGTGATTTGCTAGCTTTAGGTGTACGTTTAGGTTTATTGTAACCTGAGAATCTTTCGCCTCTATATACTATAGCCATTACTTCTTTTTCCTTACTGCCCTAGATTTCTGTACTTTCTTAAGGTCAATACGTTTACCTTCTTTATAAAGTTTAGCAGTTCTTTTAATCTCAGACGCTACTTCAGATTTAGAGTTCTTTTTATTCTTTAAATACTTAGAAGGTACACCTTTTTCGTAAGGTACTTTACGTTTACTTTTTTTTCTTGCTGGCACTTTTTTTCTTCTTTATATCATTGTCTTGTGGATGTCCACCTTTAATAAAACTATTTACTCTACCCATAGCCCATGCTTGCATAGATGCAGATTTAGAACCTGATGACAAATAAGCACCTTGTCCACGTCTGTAGACTCTAGCTAACTGTCCATATGTGTATTTAGATTTACTAGCTTTATTCTGTAAAGTTTTCTTTGTACTCGCGTTAATAGGTTTTCTTGCTGGTTTCTTAGCCATTACTCTTCCTCACTATTTTTAAGTTGAATCATTGCATGCATGTTTTCATTATAGTCATCTACAAACGATTCTATCAAAGCATCTACTTTGCTAAGATTAAGTTTTTTATTTACTAATCTGCTGCCACAAGCATCAGATAAATCCATAGCCCATTCTTTAAGCAGTATATCGCTAGTAAAAATGTTGAGCTTCTTTTTAATTCCACCTTTTTTTCCCATCTTAGTACATGCCCTTTTTACTCTTCTTCTTGGCTTTTGTCTTTTTCTTCTTCATTTTTTTTCCGTACATCATATCTCCTAAGTTTTTTATTATACTCTGTGCAACCTAAGTTCTTGCAAGCCTTAAACTTCCGAAAGAATTTTAGAGGCAAATTACAAGAGTTGCATATTCTTATCATTATGATATCATAACATACCCATGCAGGATAAAAAGATTCAAGAAAAAGCTAGAGAAGTTGCTCTTAACATAGAACAGCTTATGGCTAGGGTAGATTTTAAATACAACAGACATCAACCTTGTTTAGTCTGCAAAGAACAATACCGACATCACATAGATGGTTTACCTTGTATTTCTGATACAGAAAGAAAAACTATTGTACGTGTAGACCGTTGGGGTAATATACGCCCTAGGACTCGGTAGGGTCATACATAGTATACTTAACTGTTAACTCAGTACCCATTGGTATTACATACATAGTTCTTAAATACTTAAACCTACCTATTTCATATAACTTACAATTAGGTTTCTCACTATGATTTATAAAACCACCTAGTGGTGTACGAAACAATTGTGTAGTCTCAGCGTCTGATACATGCGTAACCCCAAGTACTTGATTAGGCTCTAAGTCCTCTAGAGTAAATAAACCTAGACCTTCTATCTTGCTAGGTTGCAACATTAAATAACTAGGAAGCGGTCTGTAAGACATTGTTTACTATCCCTTCTTCTACTTCAATGGTTTTTACTACACCCGTGTCGAGCAGTTCCCCCACAGGTATAAGCAAGCTCCGTGAAAAAAATTTTTTATTATCAGCATGGACTATCTTGTGCTTGTCCTCCATCAACCAGTTTACAATAAAGGGTATGAGGTCCTCAGGTTTCCAGTAATAAATTGTGTTTGTTGGATGTTGCCAATAAAACATGTAGTCTGCAAAGGTCTTGAGCTGACACCCTATAGAGAGTTTTCCGTCATGGTGACATATCTGGAACTCTAGGGCTACATTCCCTGTTTCATGGGATTGTGTATCTGTTTTTACTTCTATGTACTTATAGCCTAATTCGTTGTTTATAACAAAGAGGTCTGCCCCCTTCATCTGCTCATCATACTTAGCTGGTCGGCAGATAAATATAGCTTTACCTTCTCTATTAGTTTGTGATTCATAGTATTTTCTAACTAGGGTTTCTCCTACTTTCCCTACTTCATTTTGTGTATCAAATGTAAACATAATCTCCTCCTGCAAATTGTAACTTGTTTTAATTTATTATAGTGTTATGGTAGTTATAACAAATAGTTTTTTTTGACTATAAGGTTACAGGTAAGAGCTATCGGACGGCAAAAAGCATCTTGCATACTCTTGTCAAGTATGGACTGGGATTACCACAAAAGATGTACCCAAGGACCTTAAAAAGAAAAAAATTCAAAATTTTCAATAGGTCTCCCTATATGTCCGCTACATTCCGTTCAAGCACTACAGACCCCACTACAATACTGCTAATAAAATAAAGACTTTATTCTTTCTTTTATAGCAGTTATCTGTTAAAATACTACACTAGGGAAGCTGGTGTATCCTGTTTGGTAAACCTGTAATGTAACCTGTAACTTGAATCACGCAAGTGATTTATTACTAAAACAATTACCAGTTTCCCCCTTTTTTATACCTCAAGAATTACCAAAATATTCCGAGATACTTACGTATATATACTACCCCTACCCCAGATTGACACCCTATGCATATCCGTACGCGCACGGTGCAGAGTGGTTGTAGGTTATAATATATTATGCGTAGCTCTTAGTGTCTTTGCTTAGTTATGTAGAACATTGTAGGATATACGGACTGCTTTAAGTCAATACCATACATAGTACGTTAAACATTCCTTTAGGTCTTACGACAGGCAAGTAACGTAGCTCAAGCTCTTTAGAATGTGGATATGTTCAATTTCAACTTAGCTTTCTAGCATACTAGTAAATTGTTGTAACACACGTATAACTGCTACGCAGAGAGAGGGGTTAGCAAGACTTGACAAGCATGCTCTAGCAGGTGTTGTAAAATTAGTTATAAAGAAAGGATAAAAAATTATGGCTGGTTACAAAAATAATGATAAAGACTATGATATCAATGGCATTGGGGAAACCGATTACATGGGTATCAAGAGAGTTACAGGTAAGTTATCACGTGATGGTAAGAGTGCATTCTACATTTGTAAAATTGTAGATGGTTTTGGTAATAGGAAAGTATTACATAAAGAGCCTCTTACTAATTACAATGCTTATATGCAGTTCAAGAGTTTGGTGCTTAATAACCCTCAAGCTCTTAAGAAAGGTACTTATAAGCTCAATCAAGATGGTACGCTCTCTAAGGCTCTTATCAAGGCGTTAGGGACTGATACAATCGCTAAGTTAGATGGTGTGCCTAGCATTAAAGAAACTAAGGCTGAGATGAAATCATGGAGTAAAGCCTAATGGCTTGCGAATGTGAACAGAAAGTATCTAGTGTAGTTTCTGTTCTAACAGATGATATCTACATGTGTGAATTCAATACGTTGCATTCATTCTACGTGTAGCTTAAGTTGGTTGTTGTGGGAATTTTTCGTTCCCACTTCAGCCTTTTTTTTGTTGACATGTCAGCCGACTGAATATGTATCCAACCACAGCCTACCCACCCCTAGCCCCTATATAATGTAGAGCACCCTAGACTACGAGCGTGTCGCCACAATATACGCTACGCCACGCCACGCTACACCCCTTATAATGTAGAGCACCACAGACTACGCTGGTATATTCAGGGCTTATATGCGTACGCAACATAATGTAGAGAAAGTCAAAAAAAAAATTTCTCCTTAGCATATGTGTAAAGAGTACATAGAGTACATAATGCTTAGAGGTTGTCAAATCTTCTCTCTATATAGAGGCAACTTGCGAACTTTTTGTCGACTGCTAACTTGATGATGTCGCCGAAACCGACAGTAAATATATATATTATAAAGGTATATATGAAAGGATATGTTATGAGTAAATATACATTAGCACAGTTTACTGATGTGTGTAATAAGGAATATAGTGTTAGCTTGACAGAGAGCCAATACTTAGAGATATACAAAGACTATTTCGTAGGTGCATTGTTTGAGGGAGATATAGAGTTATATATCAAGGAGTGTGTATGAGTAAGAGTTATAGAAAGCCGACTGTACCTTCTACTAAAAAAGTTATAGTAGGGGTAGATGAGGACACAGGTAATATTATCTATGAGGATACTAGATTGCCTGTAATCACAACACAGTCTGAGTTTATACAAGAAGCCCCTGTTAAATACATTGATAGAGAATGTATATCATGTGGTGTTAAGTTCGGATTAGATACAGACATAGAGTACAAGAGGTGCTTTGAATGTCGGACTTTAGATAAAGAACTAGAGAACAAGATGACCAGACTTGCACGTTTATCAAGAGAGGGTATCGTTCCAGAAAAGGATACGGGTATTCTCGGAGTAAAACATGCAGGTTGGCAACCTAATCAATGGGATAAGATATCCTTTGATAGAGGTAAAGAAACTAACAAAGTGTGTAGCTCATGCTATATAGTCTTACCATTATCTTATGGTAGTAAAAGACTATGTGAGAGTTGCCGTAAAGATTAGTAGTTAGTTAGAGTACGTAACAACGCAAGTAGATTGCCCTTTGTTTACGGGGTTATGTACTCTTTAGTAACTATTATCCACTACTGTTTATCAACTTATAGCTAAATTGGTACACGACATATCCGTAGCAGTAGTGGGTAATAGCTATTCATAAGGACAACTTATTTGCTAGGGGTTTATTCATGCCCCTTTCCTTTCCTTGTGGGTAGCTATTTTTCTTAGCTATTCATGGAGTAGAAACACATGGGGTTTTCATAGTTCCCCTCTTTTCTCTACTCTGTGGGTAGCTTGTAGCACATAGCCATTAACTGTGTGTTACAAGCTATCTATCTCGTAGCACATTATAAGAACGTAAAGCCATAGAAATTGGGAGTTAGCGAGAGTGCTTAGTTGATGATACTAAGAACAACACTAGGTCGCCTTATAGGTTCAAATCCTATCATTGTGGAAATAACTAATAGTGTGTTACGAGATAGGTAGCTAGATACTTACACCAAACGTGGTGTTCTCCCTAAAAATAATTGTTAATCCATTCGTGTAGGTATCTAGCTATTTATATAGCAGTACGACAAAGAAAGAGAGATAGATATGTTATGTGACATGTGTCGCAAAGCAGACCTAAGCAAACTTATGATAGAAAGCAACGTCAAGTCATCTGTATATTACAGAATGGTTTGTTGGTTGTGTGGCTATCAAGTAGTAAAAAGAATAAACGTAAAGAGAGGAGGGCTATATGCCTAAGATGAGCGACAACGAGGACGAATTTATTAAGGAAGGACAGAGAATAGAGAATGAACTTGGATTTAAAACCTTAGAGGGTTTCCAACTATTCAATGGACAGGCACACTATGGCGTTGTAGTGACTGATATTGATGAGGCTACGGAAAAAGGAAAGCCTGATATAAACAGTATCAAAGCCTATACAAGTGCATCATCTCCATTACATGTAATGGTTGATGTCTGGCAATCTTTGTTTCATCAAAGTATTGCTGCTGGATTAAGTGCTATGGGCAGGTTCATTCAAGAAGCTAGAGAGGAAGGTGGTAAAGATGATACCCAAGTATTAGAGAGAATTATTTCAATGTTACAAGATGATGAGTTCGCTATAAAGTTTGTATCTAATCTTTATAGTGTACAACCAGAGGCTATTGTAATCGGTAACCCTAATATATTAGCACACTTCCAAGTATCTAGCTACGACCAAGAAGAGTTCTCTAAGAATATAGAAGAGTTCTTAAAAGAAGTAACAGAGAAAAAAGATGAGGAGGAATAATGGCTGATGAAAAAATATTAGACATGATAGAGAAGTTGACAGAAGCAACTGAACTATTACAGGCACAAATATCTGGACACACAGAGTTGTTCAAGATTATATTACAAGATGATGAAAAGGATAAAGAATAATGGGTGTCGGCATATCTTTGTACAACGAACATCATACAGATAATCTTATAAAAAAGCACATAGAAGTAATACATAGTGAACGATACTTCAGAGATGGTAAGTATTGTGGTGTAAAAAATGTATTCTTTACAGACAGTTCTCAGTTTAGAACTGCTATGAAAAGAGGATACTTCAAGTGTTGGAAATGTGATGCAAAGATGAAGTTCAGAAAACAGAGGTACAACAAAGTTGTTCTTTGGTTAAATGAGGACAAATGAAGTGTAAAGATTGTGGACAAGAAGTAAACAAAGCCGTAGTAAATATCAATGACATAATAGCAGACCCCAACATAACGTTGAGTGCTGACTATTGGATTAAGAAAGAACATAGAAAGGAATGTCATGCCTGAGATATATGAATACGTAGATAAGAATATGAAACGAGATGAGAATATATTGACTGTTGATTTCTACTTTGATAGTGACGTATCAAAAGAGGACGCAGTAGGAGAAGTAGATAAGATTGTAGGTCTAGCAGATAACAATGATGAATACAAACTTACTGCTCATGCCCCAAGAATGTATACTGTATCTCCTTTCGGAGAGGAGAATGATGGCTGAGAATACTATCATATCAAATCCTATATTGCATAGGAGAAAGGACAGAGCAGAGAGAACTGCACACTTTGACAAGTATGGACGAGATGACTTTGTGTTTGACACGTTGATAGACACAAATATTCCAGATGACTTGTGGGTATGTGACTTCTGTAATGTAGAAATGGAAGTGGTTGACTTAGCAAACCAACCTAAAAGTATCTGGGTACATCTGGGCTATGCCTTGTGTGGTAACTGCGTAGATGAACAGATAGCAAAAGAGGATAATACAATGGACACAATTAATTCTAGTGACGTAGAGTTTTGTAACTGTTGTGTAGGAGAGGAGAAATAATGCCTAGTGGTATTGAAGGAGATACTTCGGACATTGTTGAGTTTAGTGAACGGCTTAAAAACTGTGCTATAACAATAGACATACTGAAATATCTTAATGGTCTAGCAATAGACAACGACTACAACAGACAGATTGTTCCAAGTTTCTTAGATGAAATGATGGATAGCGATTTAGATATTGTAGCAGATAACAGATTCCCTTGTGTGTTAATGATGGCTATGCCCCATTATCACAAGCAAGGTGTAGTAACAGACACTCACGTAAGACTTATGTTTGAAGTGATTGTCAAACGCAAAGATGGTATGCCCTTAGAGAAAGAGTACACCACAGTTGCAGTTGATGTTCCATTGGAAGCGATAGAAATACTTCCTAATATACCTGACGTTCGTTGGGTAGAAACAGCAACTAACCGAAAGGATTGGTTGAATGTATGGGACAAAGTAGATAAACAAGGTATGACAGATACCTTTATAAGTGAGATAGAAAATCTCTTAAAGAGAGAAGGAGACGATAACAATGAGTAACAGTAATTGGGATTTACTTGCAAGAGTAATTCCTCATACACCAAGAATTTTGCTCTATGGTATACCAGGAACGGGTAAAACATATCAAGCAAATTCACTTGGATTAAAGAAAGACCAACCAACATATGCGATAACACTTTCAGCAGATAGTACGGCTAGTGAACTTATGGGACATTACATAGCTACTGATGAAGGAGGTTTTGAATGGTTAGATGGTATCGGTGTTAAGGCTTGGAAAGAGGGTGCTAGGTTAGTTATCAATGAGATTGATAAAGCTGGTATAGACGTGATGACTTTTCTTCATGCTCTATTAGATGACCCACAGTTCGCCAAGTTCACACTACCGAACAAAGACAAAGAGGAAGTACGACCTGCTGAGAACTTTCAAGTCGTGGCTACCATGAATGGTGAGCCTGAGGATTTGAGTGAGGCACTAGCAGACAGATTTCCTGTACAGTTCGAGATTAATGAAGTCCACCCACAAGCGTTGGAGACTTTACAAAAGAAACTTGCCTCTGTATATCAAGACCAAACTGATAGTGCAGGATTTTCTATTCGTAAATGGAAAGCTCTGCAAGAACTAATGGATAGTGGTGTTGAGACAGTTGACGCTGTTAAGGTGGTGTTCAAGTCCGATAGCTATGCAGTAAACGAAGCATTGGGAATATCTGATGAATGACCTGTTCGCTAAGCAAAGCTCTGTTAAGACTAAGGGCTTACCTTTTATTCTACCTAACCTAGCTCTGATAGGGGATAAGGTTAGAGAGTTCAAGATAAAGTACACGCCTACCCCACACATACAAGATAGAAGGCATGATATTAACGTGCCTAACTATCTCGTTGTAAAATCAGAGCATAGTAAACAAGTGCTTATCAGAGGTGCAGTATGGAGAGTTAAGTTATTCTATGATATGAATTTTAAAGACAAGAGTCTTTTGAATTATTCAGCTCAGATGTTGTACGCTCTTAGGATAGCTCAGTTAAGAAAAGATAGAGTACTTCGTGACATGTATGGAGAACGAAATTCTCATATGTGGGACGGAAATAAAGCTATTTCTTATTCATTTAGTGGTGCTATAGCTAAAAAAGTAGAGAACAATACTGCTACTAAAGAAGAGGTAACTTTTCACGAGTTATGGAAAGCACCTAATGTACCTAGATTAGACGTAGATAATGTTATCACTAATCTTATAAGGTTAATAAATAGACTTTATGAGGACAATAACGTACCTGCTTTTATGAAAGATGTAATAGATACGTGGGCTTGTGGTAACATGCAAGACCTTGAGAGACATAGAGTACAGACTGTTATTGAGAGTGTTGTTCGGCAACAAGTGGACTTTAAAACCCCACAATATATTATTGAACAAGACACTCAAGTAATTATGAATGCTTTCTATACAGCATGGAACATAATTGGAGACGCTCAGAACTATGTGTTCTGGACAATGTCTACTGATAGTGGTGCTTGGCAAGAGTATCAGACTGAGGACAATCAATTCCGTACTAAATGGGTAAAGATAAAACTCTCTGATACTAAAGTTCGTTATCGGGTAAACAAAATACGTAGAATATTACAAGGTAAAGAACGGAACATGAGTAGTGTTGGTAAAGTTGGTTTGCCTAGTAAAGAACAGAAAGGTAGACCTAAAGGCGAGAACGATATGCTAGTTCTACCTAAGAACATTAGTGATGAGTTGGCTCAAGAAATCATAGAACATTCTAGCATTAGACATAAACATATGGTGCGTTTCGAGAGTGATGTTGCACATGGTGTTCATGGTAAAGCCAAGATAAAACCATTCAAACCAGACGAACGGATTGACAAAGCTATTAGAGAGCTTAGAAAATCAAGCTCTGATAGAGGTGTTGTACCTAGACGTATGCACAGAATGGCTAGCGACAGAAAGGTTTTCACTAGAAAATCTACTGTTGCAGGTGGCTCTATGATGATTGATTGTTCTGGCTCTATGGGTCTATACAAAGAGGACATCAGAGAAATTGTTGAACTATTACCAGCGTCTAATGTTGCAGGGTACGTAGGTTACAACAAAAAGATTAATGATTATGATGGACAGATACAAGTCATAGCCCAGAATGGTAGGATAAGTAACCAAGCTCTAGAGAGCTTAAGTCATTATGGTGCTAACTCTGTTGACCTAGATGGTTTACGTTGGTTAGCAGAACAACCAGAGCCTAGAATATGGGTGTCCGACCAAATGGTCTTTGGTGTAGATGAGGTCACAGGTAAAAACGATTACCTTGATAATGAGAAACGAGTTGAGATTGCTCGTTTTATGCGTAAGAATAATATTATTCCTATAGAGGATAGGGAAATGGTATTGAAGGTAGCTAAACAGCTATCCCTTAAGTAATAGGTAACTCTCTTACCTATTGCCGTACTAATAAATTAGGTGGTTAGACTTCGGTTTAGCCACCTTTTTTTTTATTTCACTACGCATATGCGTACACATATATTTATATATCCTTGCAACTACATCACAACCATGTTATGCTTTACCTATGAGTAATAATACAAACAAAACAGGAAAGCCAGATGTCCAATTCTTATTGAATGAGGCAACTGCAAAAATAAAAGCAGGGAATGTCCAATGGTTTGAGAGACTACCAAAAGACGCAGTTCCTTTTATAGAAACACTATCGGACAGGGTAGAAAATCAAGGCGTAAAAGCTAACGCTAGGGTTGTATGTGAGATATTAGAAAGAGAATTTAACTTTGAAGTATCACGTTCACGTGTCCGTATATGGTTAGCAAACATGGAGAAACGCCATGAAGAAAAAAATATCTAACGACAAAGAACTATTAGAGCTTATAGCAGAAGCTGAAAGCTCTAAGATTAAAGACCTCAAAGATACTAACACCAGACTATTAAAGCAAATAGATAAATTAAAAGACAAGAAAGCTGATATGGTTGAGGCAGTCTTTCAAGGTGCTAGAGATGGTATGAGGACTTTACAGTTCCCCGATATAAATAAACCAACAACAAAAAAATCCACAAAAAAAGATGAGCAAATCTGTGTCCCCTTGATATCAGATATTCAACTCGCAAAGAGAACCCCAGACTACGACACTAATGTAGCTGAGAAAAGAGTTAAACTCTACGCAGAAAAGATAGTTAAGTTAGCAGAAATACAAAGAGCTAACGCAACTGTAAATAAATGTGTGGTGCTTGCACTAGGAGACATTGTTGAAGGGGAGCTTATATTTCCAGGACAGTCACATTTAATTGACAGTTCTTTATATAGACAGGTAACTGTAGATGGTCCTAGAATCATGCACACTTTCTTTTCTATACTATTAGAGAACTTTAAAGAAGTAGAAGTATACTGGGTTATAGGTAATCACGGGGCTTTGGGTGGTCGTTCACGCAGAGATTATAACCCTGAGACAAACGCTGATAGAATGTTAGGTAAAATATTAGACACAATGTTCGCGGGAGAGAAACGCATTAAGTTTCACATCCCCGAAGGCGTTGACAATCATTGGTACACAGTAGCAAATCTAGGAGAAAAAGCTAAGTTCTTTTGTTTCCATGGAGATAACATACGTGGCTCAATGGGTGTACCTTTTTACGGATACAATAAAAAAATACTAGGTTGGAAAGCTCTTGCAGCAAATGGCTTGATGGAAGACTTTACACACGCAGTAGCAGGACATTACCACACACCAACATCACTATATATTAATGACGTACGTGTATGGGTTAATGGTTCTACTGAAAGCTACAACAGTTATGCACAAGAACAGTTAGCTAGCATGGGTAGACCATGTCAGTTTACGTTGTTTGTCAAACCTGATAAAGGAGTTACTGCAGAGTATCTAGTACAACTAGAGGAGTAAATATGTCACACATTTGTATGTATTGCGGGAAAGCATTGTTTGTTAAGCTAGCAGAGTTAGTTTGTCTTAACAGCTTATGCCAACTCTTTCGCAAAGCACAATTTAAACTGACAGATATACCATTAAAACAAGACAACGTATAACATATACAAACGATTAGAAAGGAGTGTTCATGGATAAAGAAACACAGAAAAAGTTAACGAAAAATTTCCCAAAGGAAGTCGTTAAGAAAGCCCCTAAGGGGAAGTACGGGGATTATGTCCCCCATCACTTATACACACAAAGATTAGTTGATGTAATTCCTGGTGGGTATGACTACACATATGAGGTAGTTAGAGGTGCTGACAATAGTATTATAGGTGCAAAGTGCAAACTGTACATTAAATCAACAGACCAAACTATAGAAGAAGTTGGAGATGTTGATGTCAATGCAGTAAACAGAAACATAACAGAGAGTGAGCTACTTAAGTTAGCTGTGTCTGATGGCATTAAAAGATGTTGTATGAGACTCGGAATCGGACTGGAGTTATGGACAGGTGGTGTATCTGAAGAACATCACTATGCAGAAAACGTAGAAGTAAAGCCAACGACTAATCGGGAGACTAAAAAAGCAGAGGTTGTGAACACTCCTTCCTCTGCTCCGTCTCCTAAAGTTGATGCACCAGTAGAGACAATTACAATAGTAACTAAAGGAACTATAGAGCCTAAGTGCTTATCTTGTAATAGTGAGCTATGGGATAACAGATTAGATAAAGCTAATGGAAAGATTAAAGCTACGTATCCTGATTGGAAGTGTAAGAACCAAGAGTGTGACAATGGTAATCCTAGAATATATTACATTGATTCATTTGCTAACGATAAGAAAGCACCTGAAGAATGGTTTATGCCTGAGATGCCTAAAGCAAAAGACCTAGATGATATCGAAGAGGGCGTAGCTCCCTTTTAATTAAAAAATAGCAGAAGCCGAGGTAGAAAGGATAACACCCTCGGCTTTGCTGTTTAAATTACTTACTTGGTTTTACTGCTTTTGGACCAACTTGTTTCTTAGCGAACTCTTTCACAACAACCAAAGCTGCTGCTCCACCTGATAAGGCGGCGAGTTGTACTGCATTAGCGTCAACACCAACAAGTGGTGCTACTGTTAATGCTGATATAAACGCTTCAACAAAAGTCCATACAGTTTTACTAAGAACGTCTTTGTATTCTTGGCTCATTGTATACTCCCATGCTTCATTCCATGGCGTCCACACTACGTCCGTCTTGAACGTACCATCAGAATTACGACTTCTTTTTAACTTTTCAAACATTATATTATGTTCCTCTTATCTAGCTTAGCGTTAAGAATTTGTATCTCTCCACTAATCTCCTGTAATTTATCCTGAACATCAGTAGGTTTTTCTGCGTTAAGTAGGTTGTCTATAGTGGTATATTCAATAGAAACTTTCTTGCCTTGTAACAATTGATTAGCAACTTTCGCATACATTTTCTTGTACGCTACTGCACTCGAACCGATAAACCCATCTTTAGAGATGTCTAAGTCTTGTTGTGTTTCTCCAACTATCAAACATCCAGATGTATGCTCGTCACTATTACCCGTATGAATCAAAATAAAAGTAAAGTTAGGAACATCTTGTATATGTAACATACCATAATGTGCGTTCTTGTATCTCTCTGTGTACTTAGCGTGGAATCCACCAGTCTTTCTAAACTCTATATCGTATGTACCTTCAGGGATACAGGTCTCATGCATAACTTTAACTGCTTGATACTGGTCTTCTAGTGTATAACATTCAAAGATACCATCAATAAATAACATTCCATTGGTCGCATCTTTTCCAAATTGGTGTCTCACAACTTGCAATTTCATTATTAATCCTTTCTGAAACTAATAGTTAACAGCCATATAGCTAGTGTAATAACAGTAGCTAGCCCAGTTACTTGCTGTGCTGTACCCGTAAGGGTAAGCGTTGCAATAACTAAACCTACTAATGTCCAGCTAAGGTTGAGAGTTTCTTTAATTGCTGCAACAATCCAAGAACCTATCTTCTTTATCATTAACTTCTCCTAAACATAAACGCTGCCATACTAGCTATTCTAGTCAAAATAACTGGCACTACAACTTCTTGTGCTTTTTCTCGTTGGTCTTGAGTCATATCATCACCGATACTAGATAGTGTGACATCTTCAAAATCTAAATCTATAAATGTTTCTATTGGATTTTCAATAAAGGATTCATACTGTACCTCTGTGACAACATCAGCAAGTGTGTAATCTTCTACATCTGTATTTTCTACAGCACGTTCTACGTATTCTTCTACAGCTTCTGCTATTACTTCATCATCTTTAACAGACTCAGCAATAATAGCTACATCTTCTGCTTCTACTTGTAATACTTCAGCAACAACTTCTACCTGTTCTTCAGTAAGCTCTGCAACATCTGCTATAGCTTCCTCAACAACAGCCTGTACAACTTCTTGTATTTCTTCAGTAGCTTGGTCTAAGTTCTGTACACCAATATCATTAACTTCTTCTAAGACTTCTGATGCTTCTTCATTGGTAAGGTCTTGTACATACTCTTGTATTGCTTCTTCTTTAGCTTCTTCATACTCTACTAACTCCTCTTCTGTAAACTCTTCTATCTCTTCTTCAGTAGCTATCTCTAACTCAATAACAATAACTTCTTCTATCTCAGCAACTTCGACAGCAACTTCTTCTTCTGTAAGCTCTAAGGGTTCTTCATCTTCCACTCTCGGTAATGTTGTGGTTGGCGTATCTTCAATAACAACTTCCTGTATCGGCTCATCCAGAACTTCCTTGACATCCTCTTTAACTTCTTCATCTATAATTTCCTCTTCTATTTCATCTTGTATTGGTATTTCCACCACGATTTCTGGTGCAATATCTTCCAAATCAAATTCAATAATCTCGAACTCAATAGGGAGTTCTTCAAACTCCACAACTTCATCTTCAAATACTTCCTCTTTAGGTGGGTCGAGTACAACAACATCATCCTCAGGAATGATGACATCCACATCTTCTTTAATCTCTTCAACAATTACCTCTTCTTCTGTAACAATTACCTCTTCTTCTATGATATCATCTTCAAAAACTTCTACCTCTTCTATTATTATGAAGCAATCGCCTCGCTCTATCTGTGCATTAGTCATAAAGCAACCAAACTCTGACTCATTATCTATACGCTCTTGGTCACGTTCTATAGTTCCATCATTAACATCAGCCTGTGTATAAGTTTTATCTACACCTTCTACCACTATATCTACAATAATTTCCTCAGGTGTGGGTGGTGGTGGAGGTGGAGGAGGTGGAGGAGGTGGAGGAGGTGGAGGCAAAGTAGTAGTAGTTGTAGTAGTGCTAGTTGTAGTAGTAGATGTAGTAGTAGTTGTAGTAGGGATAGTACTTTCATCTATATACTGCCAGTACAATGTATCTAATACAGATATGTCAGTTAATATAACTTCAAACTTTGTAATGAATTTATCTGTGTTAGCTTCATCATTGTTGTAATCGGTAAATGATTTGTAGAAATCATCATACATATCATTGCCATCTTCTCCCCATGATTGCGCTGCTTTTTGTATAGTTTCATCTGTGTCATCAGAGTAGTAGTACTTAACATCATAAGTATTATTTACTGCACCAACTAGAAATCCTATTTCATATACATCTTCTGCAAATTCAAATAGATAA